AGAGCATGGATATCATGATGATCAAGGATTTCACAAAGGTCTCAAGATCGGCACTTGAAGATTTCGAGTATATCACCTCGGAAGTCAATGATCTTATGACTAATGGCATACCGAGAGAACGTGAAGCAGAATTGCTTTCAGGATCAGGATCATCCCCACATCTCAAAGGTATTGACGAGTATTACAAGGATTTTGCTCTTCCTGCCAATTTCAACAAGGTTCCAAGTGCCAATGAAGGCGATGTGCTGGCTGCTGCCGTTCTGCAAGTTATGAATGGCAATACCGGTGATGCAGAGAAAAAAGGCTTTCCGCCTAATATCATCCTGCTGAATCCGGGGGATAGTGTGAACATGAGGTTGCTGAAAAGTGCCAATTACAATTACCTTCAGCATCCATTGCTTTCACCGAACGGTGATGTGTTCAAGGGTGTGAAGATTGTTGAGAGCCTTGATCTGGCTGCCGGACAATTTATTGTCGGGGATTTCTCAAGGGCGAAAGCCTATGTTAAGAGGAATATGAACATCTCGTTCCATTATGAGAATGAAGATGATGTTCTGGCTGACCTTGTTCTTGTACTTGCAAGTATGAGAATAGCAGGGTTGAAAGTCACCGCTGCCGATGCTTATGCATTTGTAGGGGGTACATTCGCAGCAGGTAAAGCACTCATTGAAGAAATCGTAGGTTAAGAAAGGAGGAAATGATGAAAAAGATATTATTTTTATTTGTATTCGTATTATTTGCCTCTGGACTTTTTGCACAGTCTACAGCAAGAACAGCTTTTTCACGCACAATAAGATCAGGAATATCTTATTTTGAATATACCGGCGTGGCAGCAGATACTGTTGGCACAGAACAGGACAGTTTGTTTTTCGAGATAACCACAAACAGGAGCTGTCCGATTAATGTGGCTGCACGTATAGAGGTTACCCAAACAGGATCGACGGATGATTATGAGTATAAACTACAGGGGAAGGTTTTTGAAAATGACAATTGGCCTCAATCTGATGGTCTTCCTATCTCTGTTGATTCGCTTAACGCACAGACCGGGGATGCCAGCTTATATCATGTAGATGTAGAGGTTGACGCTACCCAAGCAGCAAGTGTAACACCGTTTTATCGTATATGGCGGGTCGTAATCGCTTCTGACGGAGACGTGGCGGCCACTACTGATAAGCTCACGGTCGATAAGATAATTTTTAAGATTTGGGATCGGTAATTATAAACAAAAGGAGAGCAGGCTTTGCTCCTGCTCCCTTTTATTAAAATTAATATTATGACACGATTTGTAAAAGTTGAATTGAAAAGCGGTAAGAAAATAACCGTTTCCGAATCTGAAATTCCGGGACTTCGTAAAGCAGGACTGCTGAAAGAAGATAAGCAGACAGGCGAGACGAAGGAATTTAAGGTAGTTGGCGAGACGAAACAGGTTGAAAAGATAACACATCCCAAAAAGAGACCTGCTAATATTGGTTCACACAGCATCAAAGGAAACAGACCTAAGAAAACATGAATACCAGGATAAAGACAGATACGACAAGCGAGGTACTGGAATTTGACGAGGTGGCTAACTTCATTAAGTTCGAGGACAAGGAAGCAAATAGTGATGAGGTTAATTTGATCTATCACATGATCAAGGCTGTCCGTGTTCATTTTGAGGGTCGCATTGGAAGATCATTTAACGAAAAGGTCTATGAGACATTTTTCCGTGAAGCGGATGCGCCCTTTATACTTCCTATATCACCGGTAATATCTGTTGATACAGTCGAACTGGTAGATCATGAGGGGACAAAAACAGAGCTTACACTTAACACTGAATATAATAAACGTGGATTATATGACATTGAGATAATTCCATTTTCAATGTCCGGGACAAGAAATCCGTTGATCAGTTTCGGGGGTTATTATGATTTGTTGGTTACTTATAAGGCCGGATATGGAGATGACGATACTGAGACATTGCCTTATGATCTCAAACAGGCCATGATGAGACAGGTTATTCAGTGGTATGAAAACAGGGATGATTTCCGGGAGCTTAACATGCTTCCGGGCATTGAAAAGATAATTCAGAAATACAGGAAGCTATTTATATGAGCCGTTTGACGAAATGTAATAAACGAGTAACGGTCCAGCAATCCACACAGACGAAAGGGGAGACAGGGGGGCTCACAAACGCATGGACAACACTATTCACTTGTTGGGCGAAGGTAGTACCGGCTTCCCGATCCAAGCGGTTGCTTTACGGTGAAGTCGTTTATAATGAGTTTTACGAGGTGGAGATGAAAAAGAGAGTGACAAACGTGGATGCTGATTGCAGGATATTATACGGCGGTAACGCATTTCAGATACTCGCTTTTGTTGTTGATGATGTTGTAAGTGTTGATATTATCCGTTAAAAATGATAGAGCTTACTATAATAGATAAGGACTTCCAGGCTAAGATGGATCAGTTTATTCGCAAAAGCGATAAGGACTTCAAGAGAGTTGTTATTGACTCGACGAATCGCTTGGTTAAAATGGCCAAATTAAAGGTGCGGAACCAGACATCAGGAGCGAAGGTAAAGAGTGGAAATCTTATCCGGGGTATTCAACCGTCAATATTTAACAATGGACTTACCGGCGAGGTAACAAGTAAAGCATCCTATTCGGAGGCTTATGAAAGCGGGACCCGACCTCATGGGATAAGGGTAAGAAATAAAAGGGTGCTGGCCGGACCTTTAAGGGGTGCACCTCCGGGATGGGGGGTAGGTAAGTCGAGCCGGGCAATGGGATTTGCAACCTATGGGAAGAGAGTACAGCATCCGGGGACAAGAGCGCATCCATTTATGGAGCCTGCATGGAGATATGCAGTGGATTATTTTGATAAACAACTGGCAGCAATATTCAAATGAGAGCAAGGAACCCTATACAGCAATTACTGAAAGCATATTACAACCTGTTTAATGGTAGTATCATGTACGGCGGTAATGCAATAACCGTTGGCACGAGGATACCCAGGGGGCAGGGTGATTATATATACCTGTCTGTTTCATCTGTAAGCGATATATCAACAGGTGACGGGGTGATTTACAATATAACAATAACGATGCAGATAGTATCACTTCAGGAGGTTAGCGAGGGTGATGAGACAATTATCAATTCGTTACTTGACCAGGTTCTTTCCTTTGTTGAGGACCCGGACAGCCTTTTGATGGATGACTTTAAATGTATAATGAACCGGGTTGAAGGCATGGAGCCTATTGACGGCGGTGATGAATCAAATTTTATAGTAGGTAAAAAAATAAATATTTTAAACTTTTTAGAGCAGACAAAATGAAAAAAATCACAATCTTTTTATCAATCGTTGCTATTGCCTTAGTGTTTATAGCGACTACCAGTGTGCGCAATGCACGGCTGGTAAGCAATCTTACAGTAACAGAGAATCTTGTTACACCGACGACATCGACATTCATAGAGCTTAACGGCCTGAATGAAATTGTCAATTACCAGGATGGAGGCACACGTAACGATGCGGATCATGTGTGGGCAGATACTGTTCTTAATGATGGAACCATCGACCTGACATCCCTGACAAATTCGCTGGGTGAATCACTGGATCTTAGCGATGAGGTTGTTGTGGCTGTTAAATTCAAATTACAGGACGATGCAGCAGCCACATGTACGATCTCACAGGGAGCCTCAAATCCTTACCTATTGCTTGGAACGACATACTCGTTTCAACTGAAAGCCAATCAAAGCATATTATTTAAAGCAGACACAGTGCTCCCGGTTATTTCAGCAACGGCAAAAGATATAGATTATGACTCGAGTAATGATTCAACAGCTTTATATGTGATGATCTTAACAGCAGACGGATATCAGTAATAATTAAATACTTACAGAAATGGGAAAAATTAGTATTAATTTAAAAATTAGAAATTATGGGAAAAATCCCTGGGTATAAAATAGTGCTGCAGTTTGACAGCAAAACGCTTGTTGGCTATCGCAGTCATTCAATGGATGTGGAGGCCGATATGGCAGATGCCACTACCGGGGCATCGACTGATCAGTGGAAAGAGGTTTATCCGATGTTCAAAGGGATGAAGTTTTCCGTTGCGGGTCTTTTTGATCCAACAGCGGGAGATAATTCAACCTTTGAAGATGCTTATGATCTTCTTGCAGGCGGAACTAAGTTCACGGCTAAATATGGCAATACCGAAACAGGGAGTAGGTATTACTCCGTGGATTGTTATATCAATGCTGCACATATCGAAGGGCCTCATGATGATCTTGCAAGCTATACCATAGATTGCACAGCTTCAGGAGTACCGACACCGGGAGTAGTAGGGGCATAATGGAAGAATGGCAGGCTGAAATAAAACTCAGGTTCAAAGGTCTGTTTAAAATTACCGTTAGATTTTCCTTTGAATGGAGGGCATGGCTGCTGGCTTATGATATTTTTAATTGTTCGCCGAAAGAGTTTTCGAAACTTGACCTTGACAAGCAATTCACGGCTATAAGCTATGGAGCTGCTGCATGGGATCTGATGAAACGAAGGAAGGGAATG